TCGTAAAAGCAAAGGAAGTAAAATCTGTCCTGAAGGTAAAGCTTGGGCGAAAAGAACTTTTGATACATACCCATCAGCGTATGCAAATTTGGCTGCTTCAAAATATTGTAAAGATCCAAACTATGCTAAGAAATCTAAAGGTGGTAAGAGAAAAGGTAAATAAATGCAAACTCAAAAAAACAAAAAGAAAATTAAAAAAGTTATAAAGGGTTTAAGCAAAGCATCTAAACTTCATGCAAGCCAAGCTAAAACTTTAAAAGGTGTTTTGAAGGGCCGAAGGAAAAAATAATGGGCGAGTTAAAAAAATGGTTAAAACAAAAATGGGTGAGGATAGGAACAGATGGTGAAATTAAAGGTGAATGCGGTACTTCAAAGGATAAAAAAAGTCCCGATAGATGTCTTCCTAAAAGTAAGGCTCAATCTCTTTCAAAAGCAGAAAGAGCAAAAACAGCAAGAAAGAAAAAAAGAGAAGGTGCAAAAGGAAAAACCGTTGTCAAAAACACGAAAAAAGCGACGGTAAAAAATTTAATAAGTGGTGGAGAAGTAACAAAACCTAAAAGAAAGTTTAACGGAAAAAATGTAAAAGGAACGGCTGTAGCAAGAGGGTGTGGTGCTATTATGTCACATAAAAGAAAAAAAACAAAAGGTGCAGTTACTCAGTCGTAGAAAGGTAAACAATGGCAGTTTCTGGGTCAGTAAATTTTGAATTAGATGTAGTAGAATACATTGAAGAAGCTTTTGAGCGTTGTGGCTTGGAAGTTAAAACAGGTTATGACCTTAAAACAGCAAAAAGGTCTTTAAATATCATGTTAGCTGAATGGGCTAATAGAGGTTTAAATCAATGGACTATTACTCAATCTACACAAGCTTTAACAGCTAGTGATGGAGAATATTCTTTAGGAACAAACATTATAGATATCTTATCTATGTCTGTTCTTAGAAGTGGAATTTATTATTCTTTAGAAAGAATAAGTAGGGATACTTACTTAGCGATACCTAATAAAGCTACTACAGGTAGACCAACTCAATTCTTTTTAGATAGGCAAATAACACCTAATCTTAAAATATGGCCCTTACCAGAAAACAGCACAGATGTTTTGTATTATGATGCTTTAACACGAATGGATGATGCTGATGATTACACAAATACTTTGGATATTCCATTTCGTTTTTACCCATGTTTAGCTGCTGGTCTTGCTTACTATATAGCAATTAAAAGAGCACCAAACAGAATACAAATGTTAAAAGCTGTTTATGAAGAAGAATTTGAAAGAGCAATAGCAGAAGACAGAGACAGAGCTTCTGTAACGATTAGTCCAGCGTTAGGAGATTATAGAGTTGTCTAAATTCGCATCAGGTAAATATGCTTATGGAATATCAGACAGGTCTGGGTTTCGTTATCGTTTGCGTGATATGCGAAAAGAATGGAATGGTTTGCTTGTAGGAAAAGATGAGTGGGAAGAAAAACACCCACAATTAACCCCTTTAAGAAAAAGACCTGATCCAGAAGGTTTAAAAGATGCAAGACCAGAAACAAGTTTAGAAGAACAACGTAATATACAGTACGGTTTTAATCCAGTAGGATTTAAAGATCCACTAGGATTATTAGATAGTAATTTAATATCTTCTGGTTTAGTAGGATCAGTTACAATTTCTGGTTCAATAACATCTTCAGATGATTCAACTTCTGAAGAAGATTCTAGTTCTGAAGAGGAATCTAGTGCTGGCACTTCAGCTTCTATAAATGTAACCATGAGTAGCATTGCAGGTTCTGTTGGTTCTGTAACCGTTACGGAGCCAACATCAGTTGACACGACTTATACAGTAACTGTTGCCTCTTATTTAGGTTCTAATTATTTTTATATTGATGGATCAAGAGCAGCTACTGTAAATTTAACGGAGGGTAATACATATAGGTTTGACCAATCAGACTCTAGTAATTCAAGTCATCCATTAAGATTTAGCACTACATCTAACGGTTCTCATGGTGGAGGGTCTGAATATACTACTGGAGTAACTACAAATGGCACACCGGGATCATCTGGAGCATATACGCAAATAACAGTAGCATCTGGCGCTCCAACATTGTACTATTATTGCACCAATCATAGTGGCATGGGAGGGCAAGCGAACACACCATGAGTTTTACATACGCAACTTTAAAATCTATGATCCAAGATTATACGCAAAACGATGAAACATCTTTTGTGTCTAACCTACCTACTTTTATAAGACTTGCAGAAGAAAGAATATTACAATCAGTACAATTAAATGTTTTTCAAAAAAATGTTTCTGGTAATATGACTTCTGGCAATCAATATTTAGCTGTTCCTTCTGATTTTCTTTCTCCTTTTTCTTTAAGTATTACCAATAGTAGTTCAAAAGAATTTTTACTATTTAAAGAATTAGAATTTATTCAATCTTACAATCCAAATTCTTCTACTACTGGAACACCAAAATTTTATGCTCAATTTGATTCAGATAATTTTATTATAGCTCCTACTCCTAACTCAGGTTTTACAGTTAATTTTAGTTACTTTTACAATCCAACAAGTATTACCTCTGGTTCTGATTCAGGAACGACTTGGTTAAGTGAAAATGCCGAATCAGCATTACTTTACGCTTCTTTGTTGGAATGTTATACTTATATGAAAGGTGAACAGGATATAATGGCTATGTATAACACAAGATATGGTGAATCTATTGCAAGATTAAAAAATCTTGGAGAGGCACAAGAAGTTTCTGATGAGTATACATCTGGTCCTATAAGAAAGGCTAAAACATAATGCTTACTGACACTTTGGCTATGCCTAATAACTTTTCTGTTAGTGTTGAAACAACAGACAACAGAGGTTTTACTCCAGAAGAAACAGCAGAACGATGTGTAAATAAAATAATAGGTATATCAGACAATGCACACCCTGCAATAAGAGATCAAGCTCATGCTTATCGTAAAGAAATGGAAAAAATTATTGCAATATATATGAGACAGGCTATTAAAAGTGATAGAACTACTGTATATAATGCTATTAAAGATTCAGGAAACTTAAAACTAGCTGAATATATAAGGAGAATGTAATGGCTTTTACTGGAAACTTTCTGTGTACTTCTTTTAAAACAGAGCTTTTAAAGGGTGTTCACAATTTTACTGCAACGACAGGCAATACGTTTAATATTGCTTTGTATGACAATAGTGCTTCTTTTACAGCAGCGACTACTGCTTATACTACAAGTAATGAGATTAGCGGAACAAATTATTCGGCAAAGGGAGCAGCTTTAAATCCTGTTACTCCTACAGCAAGTGGCACAACAGCGTTGGTTGATTTTGCAGATGAGGTGTTTAGTAATGTGACTGTATCCTCAGTACGAGGTGGATTAATTTTTAATGATACTGCAACAGGAGATCCTGCTGTAGCTGTTTTAGATTTTGGTGCAGATAAAGCAGCAAGTTCTGGAGACTTTACTATAGTGTTTCCTACTGCTGATGCGAGTAATGCGATAATTAGGATAGCTTAATGTCAATAAACAATGTCGTAGCATTTGAAGGTTGGAATAGTTCTAACAGGGCTTGGAACACAAGCACTTGGAATGGCGACGTTACTTTTGATTTAACTTCAACGGCATCACTTGGAACCCTTATTGGTGGTGTGGAAGGAGATGCTGCTGTTACTTTAACAGGTTTTGGCACAACAGCCTCATTAGGTAGTTTCTTTACGACTAATACTCAGTCGGCAATGACAACCTCTATTAATTCAGCAACGATTACTGGCGATGCAAATGTAACCGTTACAGGCATTTCAGGAACATCTGCAATTGGCTCTGCTACAATCACTGGTGACGCAAATGTAACCGTTACAGGTCTTGCAGGAACGTCAGCGTTAGGTAGTTTCTTTACAACAAATGAATCCTTTAAGATGGTGGCAGTTGTTGGTAGTGGCGTTATTGATACAACACAAAGCTGTCAGGTTTTTCCAACTGGTGTTAGTGCTACAGGAGAAATTGGAACAGGTACTGGTGAGATTTTTCCAACATGGGGTCAAATTATACCGATACAAACACCAAGTTATAGTGCAATAACACCTAGTCAAGCACCAAGTTTTAGTGCAGTAACACCTAGTCAATCGCCATCATGGACAGACATAGCAGCGTAAGGAATAAAAAATGGCAAGTGTATATACCAATCATTTAAGATTAGAAGAGATAGGTTCAGGAGAACAGTCTGGAACGTGGGGAGACACAACCAATACGAACCTAGAACTTATTGCAGAAGCCTTTGGGTATGGAACAGAAGCTATAACCACTAATCAAGACACGCATACAACAACAATAGCGAATGGGGCATCCTCTGAAGGTCGGCATATGTATTTAAAATATACAGGCGCACTTGATTCAGATTGCACGATTACTTTAACCAATACCGCAGGAGACTTTACTGTTTCTAAAGTGTGGATAATTGAGAACGCTACAACGGACTCAGGTTCAAGTGGTCCTTATAACATTGTACTTACGTCTGGTAGTGGAGCCGATATTACAATACCCAACGGTCATGTAAAAGTTATTTACACGGATGGTGCAGGGTCTGGAGGAGCCGTTGTTGATGCCTTTACAGATTTAAACCTTGCAGGTACGACAACGACGGCTGCATTAACTGTTTCTGGTGCAACGACACAAACAGGAGTATCTACTTCGGCAGGTAAGGATGTATTCAACGCAGGTATGTCCGTGAAGAACGGATCGACCTCCGCAGGTTTTGTTGAGTTTTTTGAAGACTCAGATAACGGCACTAATAAAGCTACTTTG